ACGGCGCCGGGAATATTGCCCCAACTGGCCTTTTAAGTTGTCGATATAATTTTGTAATTGATCGAGAGAAGCGGAAGTAAAATCGACTTTACGCCCGTCTTTTTGCACGGAAACCACACGTTTCCCAATCAGTAAGTCATGCAGCGCACGCTGTGCCGCTGCCAAATCATTTTCAAGGCTCACATCATCCTCCTAGGCTTGCGGCTAAAGCGGCTAAATCTTTAGACGGGGTCTTTAGTGTTGTCGGCGACTGCTGTGCCTCCCAAAGCGCATTCAGGTCTAATTGCCAACGCGATACGCTGATGCGCAGTGCCGCCAGCGCATAAACAAAACAGTCCAGCGCCTCATTGCGTCGTTTTTTAGCATCCCACATGAGCTTCACCTTGCCGTTTTCGTATTTTTCCACCAGCTCTTCAGCGGTTAATTGCTGGGCTTCAATCAGATCAAAAACATCAGGGTTATTTGGAAAATGGACCACGCCCGCACCCGATTCACTTTCGGCAGGCGCAATCTTAAAGCGGGAATAAATCACTTCCTTCGCCGTATCAGTGCCAATTTCCGTGAGAAACACGCCATCTTTATTTTTCTTACGTGGCATATTGGCCACTGGCTTGCCATATACGCTTGCTCCCTTGATGGGAATGACGCGAAATAGACCGAGCCTCTTCGAACGCTTATAGACAATGCTGGGGTCAATACCACCAGAGTCCCAACAAATACGCCCAATACTGACTAACGAGCCATCCTTTCGGGTGTATTGCCGCGCTATCGCCGCATCCACACGTAACAAGGTTTCCTCTTCGTCATGCCGCCCCATGACAATGATGCGATCGATAAGAAAAGCCTCTTCATCCGGCCCCCATCCCCATACTCGGCACTCGTAGCGGTCGCGTTGGGAGTCGATCCCCATCGTAAGATAGACAGCACGTTCAGGGACCTGTGCAGGATAAAACTCAGCGCGTTCATGCAATACCTCGGCATCGAGGCGATCGCCAATATCCTCCGACCACGTCTCCCCCAGCGTCGTATTCACAAAGGTTTTACGCTTTCCCGGATCCCCCAAAGTCTTACGAAACTCTTTCACCATTTGTACCCACGTGGTGAATGGGCTGTACGCGGTCCAAATGTGGAAGGACACCGAGTCAGGCGGGTCAATCTCCGTCCCTGTGGAGCTAAACCATCGCAAACCGTCCGTTGTGGTCATGCCAGTGGTCTCGCAGATGTACCGTCCATCAGCAAAATTCACTTCGTTCTGATGAATAACGCAGGCATTGTGCTCGCACAGGTAATAGACACTCTTGGGTTGTTCTGCTTCCCATTTGAAGCCAAACGGGGTTTCTTTGTCTCCCCACTTGAGAAACTGTTCACCACCGCAGTGTGGACATTTAATGTGGTAACGCATCAAATGCTCAGACTCTCGCGCCGCGCGCTCTATCTGGCAGATGCCTTTAATTTTTGGTGTTGAGCCACGGATCGATTTAGGCCAAACCGAGCCCTCAATACGCTTATCACCCAGAAAGGTGGGTGAGCCCTCTTTCTCGATGTCTTCATCAAAAGCTGCCAGCTCGTCGTAACTAACAAAATCAACTGACTTTTCACGGTAGTTCTTCGCCGCTTTGCCGCCTAAACACCAGAAGCCACGCCCATTGGAAAAGCGCTTCATCGAAAGCGTATTATCTCGGTTCTTTTTGCCATACCACGGCGCTAGCGCAAGTAGTCCGGGCACATCACGGATCGTCGGTTCAATATGCGATTTCATGAAGTTCTCAGCGTCGCTATCGGTGGGTTGCCAAATAAGCCCGTTGCGCTGTTTATGCTCAATGAAATAGCTGATAACACCCAGCAGCATCTTGGAGTAACCAACACGTGCTGACTTAATAAGATTCACTTCTCGGATATCATCGCTGCCCATGGCGTTCATGATCGCCACCTGAAACGGCAACGTTTCCCAGCGCCCTTCTTGGTACGAAGACTCTTTTGGGAGGTAGTAATTTTCGTTGGCCCACTCCACGGCGCACACCGGCACGGCACGAAACAGAACACGTAATCCTGCTGAGACCGTTTGCTGCAAACTACGAATTTGTTTGCTTGATATATTCATTCAACAGCTCCGGCACTAACTCCCCTGTTGCCGCGGCTTTATTCATCGCTTTGACCACATCGCGCTTTAAAAACTCGATATGCCTATTCTCTAACTCAGGGAAACGACGCTGCATGGAAAGAGGAATACCATCTAAAATACCAGCGATTTCGGCGGCAACACGGGAGAGGACAAAAACACAAAAGGCAGTCTCTACCACTTCCGCCATATCTTTTGCATTCTTTAGCTCTTGAGCGTCAGCTTGCGCTTTTGTTAGTCGCCAACGCTCAAAATCAATATTGACCGCGGGATCATCCTCAGCAGCCGGTTGTTTTTGGCTCTGATGCTCGAGCCGGTTTTCCAAAACAGTACGCACATCGTAGAGCACTTCGCGACCACGGCGTTCGGTGGGCGTGACACCCCATTTATCAAATGCCTGAACAGAAATCCCGAGACTCGCCGCCATATCTCGCTTATTGAGGCAGACGGTCATGGATTACCTCCTCAGGTTGGTGTTAGTTGTTATGTTTTTTTACGAAATGCGCGCGGGACAAGGCCTGAGGGAGAACAACGAAACAACAACCAACTCTCCAAAAAAGCTCATAAATAGCGATATTTCGCGCGTCTACCGCCCCTCGGTGTTTTGAGATGCCAGAAAGGACCCGTGGAAATAGGAGCTATTCGCATTTATCATAGTTCCGGTATTTCTGCAGCGGTCAGTCCCAGTGCTATCACTGCCTCACCATCAGGATAATAGCTCTTGAAGAGACTCTCGACAGGCCTACACATTCTGCTGCACCTCTTCTGACAATGAATCAATCAGCCCTTTGAACATTAATATTGTCACTTCATCTTGAGTCATTTCGACTTTCCTCTACTCGGACAATATCTGCCAATTGATTGTTGGCCTGAACGGATAGTTGCCAATAGCGCCTTTCGACTCTATCTACGATAACTGGATTAATGGCAGGCTATTTTTTAGCCAATGACGTATAGTGATAGCTCTTGCCGTAGGAGAAATAGCACTATGTCATACCTCAAAGGTATTAAATCGCTCATCTCACGAACAGTCTCTGTATCCTGCCCTCACTGTTCACAGTTAACTCAGCAAAGCACGGCTAAACTTCGTAAAGACTCTGTTTTAGTCTGTTCATGTTGTGGAACCCTTTTCAAAATTTCAGAGTGTAACCACGTCTGATTAAACTTTAGAGTCACAATAACTCTTTGTTTTGCTCATCTATACAGCGACCATATCGAAAGGTTTCTGTGAAAAGAGTCTGCTATGCCATAGCGGTTTGCTATGGCTTCACTTTTGCGACGGCATCATAGATACGCTCACAGGCTTTCCCTGCGCTATAAGCACGGTCAGCCTCTTTTGCATACTCTCCTGCCGCTTCGTTTGATTCGCTAAGCAACTGGGTAAGCAATATGATGACTTGGGACTTTGACGCGCTTGCGCTGGCAGCACTGGAAAACTTGCCGGTTTCACTGTCTGCGAATTGTTGCCTGAGCTGTACGAGCTGTTGCTGCAACCTGTTAGCAGAGCGCTTAGCATTAATAGCATCAGTTTTAAGCTGTTTGTTATCTTCATCTGCATCTTTAACCGCCTGATTTGCTGCCTGTTGCCTGCGTTGCTCTTCTGCTCGTTCACCAGCTTGCCGCTTGGCTAGAGCATCAGAATCAGCTTTATCACGCTTCGCCCATTCCAACTGCCAAGATTTATCCACCTGATGGTATTTATCGCGGTAATGACTCGCTATTCTCCCTACGACGACTAACGCCACTAGCAACATACCTATTGCCATCATTCGCCAACTGAAATTAATATTCATTGGTCAAGTCCCCAGCACGTCAGCGCACTTTCCTGCTCACGCCTCTCAATTTGCCCGAAGCAATTGTTGGAACGAATACGGCAGTCTC